ACGAAAGCAATATCGTCTACCCGATTAGTTGATACAGACTGACCTGTAAACTCACCAGTTTGGGGATCATAAAAGTAATAGGTTTTCATCGCTTGATTACCTCTGACTGCAACTGAATATTGGTAACGTTCATTTGCCATGTACGATTAGCAACTACGGCAGCAAGTCTAAGTCTGTAAGTATGCCCACCTGTAACATTAGCACTAAATTGGGTAGTAAACGCTTGTGGTGTAATACCTTGCACATTGTAATAGCCTCTGCTTGTACCGCTTGTAGGTGCATAAGTTATTTCAGTACCAGCAGTTCTGTCGTAAAGTATACCGTACATGTAACCAGTAGATGTTGTCCCTGAAGTAACCAAACTTGTAAACGACACGTTGCACATTATGGTAAGAATGCAAACTGCATCTGATTCTGGTACAAAGTCAAGATAAGCACCATATGCTAGCGCACCACCTGCAGAGAAAGGACCAACGCCTTGTGAATAACCTGAAGTGCCACCATCTCTGGTATAGTCTACACCTGCAGGGTACCAACCACTTGGAGTAATTGTAGTTGTGTAGTACCAAAATGTGTTGTCAGTAGTTCTATAGAAAATATCACCTTCATACAAACTGCTTACTGGCAGAGTGCTGCCCGATGCTATCTTCCAAGTACTAGTAGCGTCGTAAAAATGGAACAAATGATTAACTGTATCGTACCAAGTTGTATATCCAGGTGATAATCCAGTTGTTGGTTGCGTAGGCGATTGAATCAAGAAATAATTTGGATCGCTATTTGTAGTCAAGTCAAATTGCTGATCTGTGACATTGAAATAGTAATTGTATTCTTGCGAGTTGTCTGTGTAATAGAATGTTTCAGTAGCAGCGTTGATATGAATCGATCCAGTAGTTACGCCACCAACTCCAGTTCCGGAATCATAAGAAACTACAACTGGGCCAGTCCAATCAAATGGTAAACTAGCGGCACTTGGTCTACCAGCAAAGTAATTTCTTGCTGTTACGCTCCAATAGTATGTGCCAGGATCTAGCGACATAACTGGAGTAGAAATTGATGTGCCTGGTGTGAATGGGAAGCCAGTACCTGCTTGTAATGTGACATATCGTTTGTGAGTAGATACATCACTTGTAGTACCATAGTTAAAGTCCATATATGAAACTACACCAGTAGTTGGCACAACAGCAGTTACAATAAATGTAGAGATGATGTTGTCAGCAATTGGGCCAAACGTTACGACTGGCGTATCTGGCACACTAATGATACCAGGATTGGTCAAGCCAGTGTTAAATGCTGGTACATAATCTTGTATGCTGTTGTCGTCATAGATTGTACCATTATACTCAAATGCGTTGACTAACACGCTTAAGTTACCGTTTGGTGACTTAACTTCAGACGCGCTACTAATTCTAAACAGTTTGTCAGTCCAACCATATGTGTTAAATGTAATTCTAATTACATCACCTGCTTCTAATACGATTGCGCTATAGTCACAAGTAAAGGTAACAGATATGTCTTCTCTGCTTTGTAGCATTCTACGCAAGCCCAAATACTGTGCTTGCACTGCTTGATTGACTAGAGGTAGAGTCAAGTTTAGTTTATTTTGCGGTTCGTTTGGACTCATAATCTCAGGATGGTAGTCACTAAGATTGATAGTCACATAATCAGTTTGATCTTTGATGTTTTTATCTGGATATGCAACTTCTACAATGTTGTATGTATTATTCAAATCAACTGGGCTGATATCAATACCAGATACTAAATTGCTATCAGTTACATGAAACAAGCCAGATGGGTCAGGACTGCCCACATATGGCTTGTTAATAATAACACTCCAAAGACCTGACAATTCGCTATATTGTATCCAACTGTCACAAGTGTCTGCTAAGAATTGTAAGTTTTGCAAGCAGTTGTTGCTAGTATCTACAGGACCATTTACGCGATAACGAGGTTGTGTAGCAGTACCGCCACCAACTGGTACATAAGTGATCAACTCGTCGCTGTATGTGTTTAACGCAGTCAAACTAGCAGTATTGATTTTTGCAGGAGGAATCGCGCAACCATAGCGTGTGTTAATCAAGTAATCATAGATAGCGTCGCCTGGTTTGGTTACAGTGTTCGTTAATTGTGCAGTAATTGTACCTAACGATACCAATCCAGCGTCAGGATTATATAGAATTTTTACAATGATAAATGTGCAGTTGGTCATTGTGTCTGCGCTAGTCCATCTAGCAGCACTAGGTATTTGCGAATCACTGAGAATTTCCCAAGCAGTCTGACCACCTGTGTTTATGCCGCTGCTAGAACCATTTGGGAACTTGTAAATGAATAGTTTACCTGCAGGTTTTGTATCGTATGTTGCAGGATCAGTATTGGTTTCAAGACTAGAAATGCTAGCAGATGTTGGCGAATCAAATTGTACCAATTTACCATCATAGTAAACGTTACCAAATACGTTTTCTGGTGAACCTGCGGTATCTAAAACTTCTGCTAAGGAAATAACATACCACATTGTTTGCTGATCTTCTGATATGAACGCAGCAGAAATTGGTCCACCAATAAATGCACTGCCATATACAACTGGCAGTTTATTGTCTGTAGCAGGAGGCAATTGAATTCTGCCACCACCAAGACCACCGCTAGTACCTGGCTGTCCAACTAATCGCTTGATCAAAAGACTAGTAGCAGAAATTAGAGCAGCATATGTGGCTACGATTGCTAAATCTGTAATAAGAACGCTAGCAGTTGCGTCAAATACGTATGCTGCTACCCATGCAACGATTGATGAAAATATTGCCATGTTATATACCTGCTACCCATACTTCTTCGCTTTTTCTATAGCCATAACGTGAGAAGTTTAAATCTGGGCTATTGATCATTTTTGTCATTGTGTATGCCTTAATTCGTTCTTTTGCAATCAATTGTTCTGCGGCAAGATTATATGCCCTAATTAGTCTGGCTCCTGCGCTTGAGCCTCTGCTGTCTTCATCGACCCAAAACATTAATTCTCTTAATACTTTGAATTCTGGTTCCCAAACATTGCTGTCAATGATACCAGCGATAATACCAACTGGCTTGTCATTATCATCAACAGCCATAATTGCTACGCCAGCACCTGCTAGTATGTGAGTAAACAGTTTAATGATGTGCGGTTCATTATCGCAACTCTCCATAAAGTCGATAGGAGTTTTGCTGCGAAAACTACGCAACATGCGACAAATTTCTGGTAAATCAAACTTGTTTGCTTGACGTACTTTCATCGTGCTGCTCCATTACCACGGAAGCCTGGTTGATTACTAGGTATACCTGCACCACCACTAGCATAAGTGCCATCAACTTTCATACCAAAGTCAAAGTGTACACCAGCAAGACTGTAAACATTGTCCATACTAGCATCAGTAGGATTAAAGTAACGCCAACTTTGTTTGTTGGTCTTTCTACCAGCAATACGATTTTCTAATACAGTTTTATAACTGCTAGCCTGAACAGTTACAGTAAAGATATCATCTTGATTTTGTCTGGTTTCAGTAATGCTGTATGTAGTAATGATGCCAGTAAATCTTGGGTATGTGTTTTGCAATACCATATTAGCATCATAGAATCCACGCAAAATTTCAATTTCACTACCGCGAATCTTATTAGCAAGTACTAGGTAAATGTTATCTGAACCAATACCACTAAGCGTAACTTGCGTAGTTTTGCTAGTAACGCTGATATCTCTTGTTTGGGCACCAACAGCGAGCAATCCACCTAACGGTAAATAAACTACACCATCGATTGTTTCTTGCTGATAACTGCTGCTGAATGTATGTATTGAAACATCTGCTGTATTAGCATAGTCGTTGTAAATTGTTAATTTGACGAATTCGGCATTAGTTATGTTTGTAACATTAGGGCCGACTTCTGGTATCACTTGCGTCATTTGTTATGCTGCTCCTACATATTCGTACAATTGAAATGCACTACTAAATTCTATATATGCGTTGTTAAGCACAGTCACAATACTTCCTGATCTTGATTGCAAGTAACCACCCGGTTTTAATTTATAAATTGGCATGTTTGGGCAGAACATATTGAATTGGCATGAGTTACCAACTACGATTGATGATCCAACTACTGACGATGACAAGATATTGGGTCTGTTAGTAGTTACCGTAACAGTTGTATCAGTACCTCGCAAAATTTCTGTTGTGCTAGTAAAGGGATAAGGAAAGCCGCTAATCTGAATCAAATCATTTGGCTCAAACAAACTTCTTGTGCTAGCAATAGCAGGAAGATTACCTAACACCAATTGGTTGCCTATATAACTAACAACGGTGATAGCATTGATTTGTGAT